CCTCTACTTCCAGTACCCGCATATAAACCAAACCAAGCTGCACCCGCACCAACAACAACGGATATTAAACCCGCTTGTGCAGTGTTAGGGTCAGGTAAGGTTGTAAACCATATGGTTGTCTTATACAACAGATATATGTATGTAGAAATAAAGACACGTGGAAATATTCTCCATGCGTCTACAGCTTCAGATAAATCTATCAACCATTGATATCTATTTACCTTTGGTGTTTTTAAAGTTGGGTCAATTTCTAATTCAACCGCAACTTTCTTTTGTACTATATTTAAAGTATCTTCTGACATAATATCTCCTAAAGAAAGTATTTATGCGGACTTTAAATCTTCGTAGATAGACTCCCAAGTGGGATATTTTTTGAATTGTTCGTTATCCATGTTGAACCCGTGTTCAAACAATACTGAGTCCAGACCATATTTAAGTCCACACTCTGCATTCTGAACCTTGTCTTCAATCCATAGATAACCACTATTTTGATATTCAGTTAGAATTCTGTCTTTGTCTTCACCAGTGTCCAAACAAATAATCTTTTCAAAACAAGTATCTCCAAATATCTTTTCTAAGTTTTGTTCTCTGAGTTTTTGTGCGGAATAGTCCTTTGATAAAGATGTAATACAGTGAAAGACATATCCTAACTCTTTATGTATTTTTGGAACAAAGTGAGCCGCATCTCTAAGTGCGGGAAGAAATCCAATAGCTGCAGATTGGTTAAACATTCTAATATGATACTTTGCTTGTTCTTTACTAATATAGAAGTTATCTGCAACATTATAAGAACCCCAACCTTCTTGTCTTTTCTCACAACCTTGTTGTTGCATGTAGATACTAAATGCGTATCCCCAGTTTAGGAGAACACCGTCACAATCGGTGAGAATAACTTTGTTGTATGGGTCTTTATTCATCATGTAGGTATTATACTACATGATGCAAGTTATGTCAAGGTTTTAGGAACTCTGGTTTGTCAAAAAAGATTAACATTGTAATGAATGGTAAAAGACCAAACCCAATGACAAAAAGAGAAGGTAAAAACACTGCCCAATACATTGGGTTCTTGGTCATAAAGTCTAGGTCTTTATTGTTCATACCTCGTTTTTTATCTTCTTCGGTATACTCTGGATATCTTAACTTAAGTAAATATTCTCGTACATGTGGTGGTGTATTTGGGTCATTAAGTCTTTTAATTTGACTTTCTGTCATTTGTTCTAAAGGAAGGTTATCTTGTTTCATATTAATGTGTATTGGAAAATTCGTGGAATTCGGGGAAGGTCTTTATAACTTTTGAAGTGTTTGGTTTCCAGTCTATAACCAAATGTACTCTATCTTCATCTGAGTAATTACTTACATGGTGTGTTTTATGATTATCAAAGTAATATATTTTACCGAGTTCCATGTGATGTTCTATATCTTCAAGTACGAAAAAAACATCTTCATTTGTAATTATAGGTACATGTATTCTAGGTGTCGGTGGTGCAAATGTTTGTAAGGAAACATCACTGTGTGGTGGAATACCCGCATAACCTTTTAGTCTATTAAACATAATAGTCCAAAAATCACCTTCACCAAAAAGTTCTGTAAGTTTTATTCCTAGTGTTTTGAAAAAATCTTCTTTGAAGTATTCTTTATATTTAAATACTCCGAATTGTTTAATGTATATTTGAGAGAAGTCTCCCTTTATTGCTTGATAGTTATCGCAGTACCAATCTTTTTCTTTTAAATCAAAGGTTGGTATTTCTGCGTTCAAAACAATTTCTGTTAAATTACTCTTCAATAAAATTCTCAGTCACTAAGTAGACAGTTTTGTTTCCGTCTTTCAATGCAATCAGATTTCTTTCTCGGTTCTGTGATAAGTCTGCTTTACATGATGCATGAACCCAACCACTGTTAGGCCCTTCTGCGGGATTATAGAATTCTAATATCACTTGGTCATAATCACAATTCTCTGTAATCCAACCCGCAACTTCCATATTCGATACCCCGTCTATTTCTAGGTCAATTGCTTCTCCTTTACTATGTTGGGATTTTTTTGAACCACCGATTGCATCATTCAATGCGGGAGAACGATACCCACTGTTTATTCTAACGGGTTTACCGAAATGGTCTCTAAGTGGTTGTGCAATTTCATCTACCACTACTTGTAGATTTTTTAGATGTTCTTCATTCGGTATATTATCAATACCTATTCTTTTTGCAGTCGAACTTCTAATTAATTCTTCTAAACTAAAGTTGTCACTAAGTTTCACAAACTCTCCTTCTTAAATCACTAGTAGAAAATCTGTGGTCACGCTTGTTGAAATATATTTCAATATCTCTTTGACGACAGATGTCTCTTCCCGTAAAGTCTTTGTCACGATATTCATCTCCTAATATTCTTACGTCAATAGTATATAGACTTAGAATGTCTTCTAGGTCTTGTTCAGTTGCATAGGGTATAATCTCGTCAACATACTTAATACCCTTTAGTTGAGTATATCTTTCAACGATTGTTTGAATAGGTGCATTCTTTTCTTTTCTATCTACACTCGGGTCTATCTGTAATGCAACAATAAGATACTCACATTGAGATTTTGCATCACGTAACATTTGTACATGACCCGCATGTAGTAAGTCAAAAGTACTACAAGTAAATCCTATTTTCATTTTTTCATCATCTCTTTGGTCATGATATAATCCCGAACAAAATCAGAACGAACTATATCTTTCCAATTGAATTCTACAATACTAAACTTATTTAGTTGTTCAATAATGTCAATAAATTCAATAATACCTTCTTTATCTTTCTGTTGTTTAAAATCACTTTGGTAATAATCTCCCGCAAAAATAATACGACAGTTATTACCAACCCGAGTGATTATACTGTCTAATTCATGAAATGTCAAGTTTTGACATTCATCTATTATAAGGATAGAGTCATTATAGGTAGTACCCCGAATATAAGATGTAGAAACAAACTCTATTTTATTTTTAGTCTTGAGTTGTTCGTATGCACCTTTATCATTAAATAGTTCTGCACACATATTCACATACGGTGTTTCAAATGCGGATAGTTTTTCTTCTACAGTTCCAGGCAGAAAGCCTAAATCCCTTGTGGGTACAACACTTCTTACGATAACAAGTTTCTTAATTCTTGATTTACTTAATACTTTTTCGAGTGCAAGATATAAAGATACAAAAGTTTTACCCGTACCCGCACTACCATTGAGTATTAGGTTATCTCCGTCTTTCCATGTTTTGAAAACAAGTTCTTGGTTTTTAGTGGTGGGTTCTATCTTATTTAATTTCAACATACATTACAAATTTCTCCATGCGGGTTTGATATCCTTTATAGATGTAAGTTCAATATCTTCAAATCTTTTATCATCTTTCAAATAGACAAGAATACTACTTCCTTCTTTTTGATTTACTTTTGTTGGAGTTTCTTTAAGAGTACATTTTTTAGTATACACTTTATCACTATTCATACTTTGAAAAGTAATAAAGTATTCGTCTTTTAATAACATAGATTGTAATTCTTTAAATTTCATTAGTGGTTTCTCTTACCGTCAAAGACGCAAACAAAGTATAAAGGTTCTGCAGTTTCATTGTAGACACGATGAAAAGACCCGTCAGGGATTAAAATTACATCGTCTGCACTTACACTAAAACTTTTATTATCTACTTCCATACGACCCGTACCACTCACAAAGATATAGACTTCTTCTTGTCCCGAATGGTTATGTCCCGTAGTTTGTTTAAATGCATTTAATAATGTTGAACTGACAACAAGATTATTAAGTGTTTTATTATCTCTGAGTAAATAGGTCTCGTTGTCTTTAACAACTTCTCCACCAATATCGTTAATCGTGTATTGTATTTTTCTTTGAGAAGCCATGTTTAACTGCGGTATCGTTATTACCACCCGAACCTTTTTTGATACTACTAAGTAAGTTTTGCCAGTCACTACTTGTTCTACGCAGTGTAGAACCGTGTTGTGATATTGTAGAAGGTGAACCGATTACTCCAATCCAATCAGGATTTTCTTTCAACCATTCGTTTCGTTTTTCATAAGAACAAATGATTTCTTTTTCTTCTTCGGTCTTTTTATTTTTTAATACGTATGTTGGCATATCATTATTTATAAATTACATAAGGGACTCCGAAGAGCCCCTTACGAGATACTTGTATCACCCCCTTTGCGAAATTTCGTTAATCGTTTCACTTATAGAATGTTTAAGGAAGTCACGTTTTTTGGTCAGTTTGTGAACCATAGAATTATTACCTTTCTTTTTCATCTTGTAAATTCTATTGTTTAGTTCTCGTTCATCTTCTCTTAAACGGTCTATTTGTGCCAATGTCATGCATTCGCCTCCTTAAAGTTCATAACGAAACTTGGGAGTCAAGGTTAATCGTAAAGTTTCCCTATTTCTTTATCAACCCAGGCCACACTTCTACTGCAAGGTTTCTTGTAAGATACTTTGCGGGTTGTTCTTTGTTTATCATTTTAAGAACAAGTAGTGCATCACTTGGGTGAATAGACTCGAGTAGCATTATGAATTTTTTTTCAATTCTAAACTGTTCAACTCCGTTAGACTTCGCACCACGCACAAATTCCCCGAACTGTCTGTGCAATCTTCTTAAAGTAGAAGGTGTACTCTCGGGTCTATTTGGGTTGTATGGTGGTGTGCCTGCGGGAAGAAGGAACTCCAGACTTTCGTCAAAACAACCTCTAACTACATCTTTCAATGCGGGTATAGATTGTTCTCGCAGATATGCGACTCGTTCATTCTTTGATGTTATATTCTCGAACCTTTCTAGGATTTCAAATACTTCTAGTTCCATAGTCTTTTCCTATAAAATTATATATACAAATCCCTCTCTTCACGAAAGGGATTTCCCATAGTTATTTATTTAAGAGTTAACTGTCTCTTTATACTTCTTAGTCAGGAACATATAGTTCTTTGACTCGTAATAATTTATATCATCGTAAGGTTTTTCACCGTATGCAATCCTTTCCTTACAATTTTCTGCATACATCTTTTTTACAAAATCATTGTAATGCATTATTTGACCCCCACTGAAGCTGGGACTTCTGTACCCATATCCATGAGTAGTTTCTCTATCTTATCAAATGAGTCTTTACCGTCAGCACTCATTCGTTGGTACTCCCAACCTAAGTCAGTAATCAATGGAATTATTTCTTCCACGATATCTAACTTTCTTACGACTTCATCTAAGATGCCTTCTTCTATTAACACTTCTTTCATATTACCTCTCTAGTTTGTTTTAATAATGTGTCTGAATACTTCTGCTGGGTCAGTTGGAATGAAGTGAGTTTCCTCTAAAGGTAACCATTCTTGTCCAACATCTTCTGCGTCTCTTTTTAATCTATCATCTAATAACTTGATACAAAGATTAATACCCGTTATTGTTTTCTCTTTATCAAGATAAATGTATTGGTCAATCAATTGACACTCTTTGTAGTTCAAAGGTATCCAATCTTTATAACCCGTTGCGATATGTTCTAGTTCTAAATAACAGTGTGGGATTACACAATCTCCACCACCTTGATTAGTACTAACCTTTAACAAAGGTATGTCTTCTATTCTCCAAGTTGCAAGGTTCATTATGCGACCTCGTCAACTAAAATTAATTTTCTTTTGCCAATTTTTATGTAACCCTTTTCTATATCTACATAAACATCTTTGTATTTTGTAAAATCTCTAACTTTGTACTGTGTATTTTTCATTAAAGTATCATACACGTCATCTAAGAAATTTTTATCTGCTTGTTGCATTGTCATTATGCGACCTCTTTAACTGAGTTCAAATAATCCTCACTATCAAGTGCGTTCAAAACAATCTGTTGTTTTGCAGACTCTACTGAGAAAACATTAAAGAACCTTCTGACTTTTTCAGTCTCACCCTTTTCGTTTTCTACTTCTTTAACAAAGAACAAAGTTGCAAACGACTTAAGACCTTTAAGGTCTTTACCCGAACAACCTAGATATTTAATCATCTGTTTGAAAGTCGCAAATTCTTGACCTTCAACAGCACCATTTACCATAAGAGTATCGAAGTTAGTACCCGTATACTCTCTTTTACTTATTGCGTTTATCATTATTACCTCTCTAATTGATATACTGTATATGCTACACTACTCAACATCTTTTGTCAAGTCTTTTTTAATTATTTTAAATTTAAATTTAAAAAAATCGTCTAATTCTTTTTTTTCCTTTGGTGTAGGTTTGAAATGTGGGTTTAGAAAATATTCTTCTAATAGTGTACCTTTTTTATAACCCTTCATTACTTAACTTTCTCCATTGGTGCATCATCAAACGAATTTTCTTTTTCGAACTTTCTAAACTCCGCAACCTTATCTTCTGCTAATTTGATTTCTTCATCAAATCTTTCTTCCATTTCGGATAAGCCTGGTTCAGTACAAACGGCCATATCTATCCATTTTTTGGTTTTGTTTACATTAGCGCATAAGACTTTTATTTCTGTTAAGAACTCTCCAGTCTTTTTTACGATTTCTTGTTTAGTTAATTGTGTCATATTTACCTCTTTAATTTATGTTGTTATTATAACAAGGTAAACAGATATTGTCAAGTACTTTTTTCAGTTTCTTTTAAATGACCACGAAGTTGTTCCATGTTTAGTTTAGTATCTTGATAAAACTTATCTAAATCTAAATCATCGGGTATATCAAAGACGGTATTTGGATTTTCTACTCTACCCTTCAAAAAGTATAGATTATCTTCAATATAAAGTATGTCATCTAATATACGGTCTTCTGACCACAGCTGACACCCTACAGACGCATTTGTAGTGGGTGACACTTGAATATCATAAAAGTCGTCTGGTGGGACTCCTAGACAGTCTGAACGGTATTCTGTGTTTTCATCGAGATAATTGACTAAAAGTGGTATACCCGTATCAATACTACCATAATGTGAAATAAACTCTAAGTTGTATTTCTCTGCAATATCAATATATTCTTCGGGTAAAGTAAATCCACACATTGATATAACAGTCTTGTTTTCAAAAGAAGGAAATACCGAAGTAAGTAAAAACTCTAATATCATTTGATTAGGTACAGTCATATGATATCCACCTTTTGAATTTATTCTATGTTGTTCATTACTAATCATTTGTTTTAAAATGTTTACATCACTTATCCAGTCTAGGTTCTGTGGTAAAGTAAAAGACCTATGATATTCCGATACCATAATTGAAGGTAATAAAGTACATATCATTGCAGATGCATGATGCATATTCTTAGTATGTAATACTTTAGTTTCTGGTTTAAATTTAAAGATATCGATATTTCTTTTAGACATCTCATAAACTTCTTTGTGTGTAAACTCTATCTTACGAGAAGATTTGGTTGAACCAGATGTAGAACTAATCATAAAGATATCATCTTCGGAAACATTGTCAGGCATTTCAAAGTCTTTTGGTTCTTTGAGTATAAGTTCTTGAGTATCGATTAGTTCTTTACTATATTCTCTTATCATCTGACCGTGAAGTCCGTCATACAAATCATCTCCCATAAATTTATGATGTACACAATAATCTGCAGGCCCATGCAATGCAAGTTTAGTATAAGGTAAAGACTCTTTGGTTGCGGGTGCGTCAATAATGAATATCTTAAGTCCTAACTCTGCACATGCAAGTAAACAACTCAAATGATAATGTGTGACATCTAATATAGAGATTGCAACCACTTCTCCTTTACGGACGTTATAGTTTTCTCGAAACAACATCTTCCATTTTTTAATCTCATGGATAAGTTCTTCTTTAGTTTTACTATCGAAGTTTATATTGTCGTTTAGTATATGTCGGTTAATGAGTCTTGACAACTTTTTTCTCTATATTAAATATTACTTCATTAGTAAAAGGTTTTGTTTTTCTACTTTGCATGTAGTCATATGTTTCACTATCTGGTACTAGAATTCTTTCTATTCCTTTATCTTCTATTTGTTGATTAACATAATCTGTCATGAATTCTAGAATTTGTTGTTCATCATCTCTGTGGTGATAATCCATAACATTTAAATCATGTATTTTACTTGCAGTCATAAGTGTAGGTAAAAAATAATAGTAAATACAGAAATCATGATGCAGTGCCCTACTGATTGCAACATTATCTTGAGTAAAGGTTGATATGTGTTTTTCTACTTCGTCTAGTACTTGTTCATGTGAATATAATTTAGGCCACCAGACCTGAGATACCTTTGTGACTTTTGCAAGGTCTTCTGAATACTGAATACAATTATCCTCGGGAGTTACTTCCCAAGGTTGTATATCAGTTCCAGGCATAGGTGCAACTTCGTCCATTGTCATAACGGTGGACTTGGGTGGAAATGCTTCTAAAATTTTTCTATACAAACCATTCTTTAAATCCATACGAGTTAAACCACCCGAGTTATTTGGGTCAATAGGTATATTAAAATCATGTATAACATCTAATCTGATACTAGGATTGCAATGTTCATCAATTGCATGTAATAAAAATTTCATTGCATTTATATAAAAGTCAGTATCCCCAGATAATATCTTATTGTTTACTATAAAAGTTTTTAATCCAAGTTCCCAAGCCGCAAAATTACCCGCAATCATATTAGTATTTCCAGTTAATGTACCAATTGAAATATTGTCTCCTTTCTTTAAACCCTTAGAAAGATACAAATGTTTAAACTTGTTTATTCTTTTACAAAGAGTTGTATAGTCCATATTTTCTGTCACATGATAAAAGTTTGGATTAATTATTTCACGAGTTATTGTAGTCATTTTTCATATCCTTGATAAATTTAGAATGTATCTTGCACCCTATAAATTCATTATAGTAATCATTACGAAGTAAAACATCATTTTCAAATTGGAGTTTTGCTTCATAGTAAGAACATTCTCCTTTTGTTCTGCATAAGTATAATATCTTGCGTTTAAATAGTTTACCTTCTTCACGTAGTTGTTTAACTTGGTCATTTGAACCATGATAATCTCTCCAGTCGGATTGTACTCGAGTGATTATTTTTCTTTTACGGGATTGATTTTTAGGTAGGACTTTCTTTTTCCAGAAAAACTTTTTACCGATATATTTCATACCCGTATCACATTCTTCTACTTCATAAACAAATCCTTGATACTTCTCTAGTTCTTCCTCACTCAAATCAAATACTTTGTTTTCGTATAACCAAGTCATACGTGTATTTAGTTATTCTCTAAACCAGTGTATTAGAGTTTTTCTTTCTCCCCAGTTGACTCTATTTACGGAGTGTACAACATCATCATCAATTCTTATAGTTTGTCCTTTCTTTAAAACTATTTCTTCTTTCTTATCACGAGTATGAATAACTAGTTCTCCACCCATATATTCACTTGGATTAGATAACATAGTAATTGTACTCCAACCCTTGTATCCTAAGTTATTCGCACCATGCATATGTTCTATAGTAGAAGAACCAACAATGTACTTTAAAAAATACCAAGTGTAGAGTTTAATGTTTTCTCCATACTTTTTTTGTATATCCTTTAACATAAAATTATTTTTTTGAGTAGGTTGTGTCCATTTTAAATCACGAAACACAACACCAGCAGCTTGAGTTTGACCTGATTGATTTGATAAGTTTGGACTATCTTGAAGGTCTGAAATATTAAATAATTCTTCTATATGAAATAGAGACATTTCATCAAACACATAATCTATATCGTACATTAATCTTCTAGTTCTTTTACTTCCGCCTCTGCACCACACATGGGACAGTATAGTGGTTCTTCATCATTATCTATGATGATGTGAGTATGTGACTCACAAACTGAACATATTATCTCATACTCTTTTTCTTCCAAAACTAACAACCTACATTTGAAATTGCATCATCTAGTTTATCTTCAATCCTTTCGAGTTGTTGTGGTGTGTCCACGTCTTCCCAACCCCATTCTCCTTCAAGACCATTGACCGAATACTCGGTAACTCTCTTCTCAAAGAAGTTATCGTGTGATGCACCATTAAGTACCCAATCTAACCAAGGAAGTGGATTGTCTTTTGCATTGAAGTTTGGTTTCATACCAAGTTGTAATAATCTTCGGTCTGCAATGTGTCTAATGTATTGTTTGACATCTTTTTTGTCTAGACCTTCTATCTTGTGTCCATTGTATGCAAGGTCAATAAACTTATCTTCTAACTTAACTACATCTTTTGCAATTTGATAAATTTTAGATTTAAGTTCATCATTAACAATACGAGTATGTTCTGCACAAAACTCTCTAAATAGTTTTGCATTACCTTGTACATGTAAAGTCTCGTCACGAATAGACCATTCAACAATTGTACCCATACCTTTCATCTTACCAAATCTCTGGAAGTTTAGTAACATCACAAAAGATGCAAAGACCGATAGTCCTTCGTTAAATACTGATTGTGCGAGTGATAGTGCAAGTCCTTGTTGGGTAGAGATATCTCCGTCTTTCATAAAGTCAATCTTATCTGACATCTCTTTGTATTCTAGAAATGCACTAAAGTCTTCATCGGGTAAACCAAGAGTATCATTGAGTAGTGCGTATGCACGTTGATGTACTCCTTCTCTGTTTGCAAAGGAAGATAACATGTTTCGGACTTCGTTGTTTTTAAATTTAGGGATTAGGAGTTCGTGATAGTTCTCTCCCACTTGTACATCTGACTGTGTAAATAATCTTAGTACTTGTGTGATGAATAACTTTTCATCTTCTGTGAGTTTAGTTCTCCAGTCTTGAACATCTTCGGATAGTTCTGCTTCGTCTTCTATCCAGTGTATCTCTTCATGTTTTTTAGTTAATTCTACAGCCCAAGGGTATAGAAAAGGTTTGTATGTTTTTGAAAATTCTAATAGTGCCATTGTTATCCTTCACATGCTTTGCAGTCTTCCGACTCTTCGATTTCTGTTTTGTCAAATAGTTCCATGAGTTCTTCATAACCCCCAACATATTCACCTTGTAAATATATTTGTGGAACTGTCTTGACTCCTTTTCGACCCGTCACTTCTCTTGCAGTTTTACCAATCTCTTCAAGATTAATCTCGTCATATGGTATACCACGAAGTTTTAGTTCTTCTTTTGCAAGTTGACAGAAAGGACAATTCGGTTTAGTATACACGATTGTACTTGTATCACTTTGCAGTGCAACTCGTTCTACTTTCTCTGAGACATTCTCTGCACGAGACTTTGCTTCAGTTCGTAGATAGTAAAGACCTTTCAACCCGTGACTCCATGCACGTAGATGAACTTTATTTACATATGATTTATCTGCACCAGCGGGAAAGAAAAGATTAACAGATTGTCCTTGACATATATATTTCTGTCTATCTCCCGCATGTTGAACTACCCAGTTCTGGTCTAATTCGTCCGCAGTCTTATATATACTTTTCTCTCCTTCCGTAAGGAACGATAAGTGTTGTACAGACCCCTTATTGGTAATAATAGAACTCCAAATACTATCGTTATTCATTTCTTTGGTTTCAAGTAATTGTTCTAGGTATTTGTTCTTTACTAGAAAACTACCCGCACGAGTTCTATGAGTATATGCATTTGCTTTCAATGGTTCGATAGAAGGACTTGTTCCTAAAATAACACCACTCGATGCATTAGGAGCTATTGCAGTTAAGTGTGCATTTCTTTTACCCGAACCTTTTCCGTCAGGATATTCTCCTCTTTCCTTTGCAAGTAGTTCGGTTTCTGCATGTGCTTCATCATGAATAAAACCAAATGCTTGATGATTAATTTCTTTTGCAAGTTCAGACTCCCATGCAACACCATGTTTGTGTAGGAGAGAGTGAAATCCCATTGCACCAAGACCTAAACTTCTCTCACGCATTGCAGAGTACTTCGCACGAGAAATCGAGTCAGGAGCGTTCTCTATGAAGTACTCAAGGACATTGTCTAACATTCTTATTAAGTCTCGTACAATAGTAGTATCTTTCCACTCGTCATAGTATTCTAGATTTAGAGAAGATAGACAACATACTGCAGTTCTTTCAGGACTTGTTGGTAAGTGTATCTCATTACAT